CAAAATCATATAGGACACCGAGTGATGGTGGAATAAATACTAAGGTTGGATTTTATGGCTATAACGATGAAGGAATACCAATACCATTAATTGCAATGGCTAGAGAATTTGGAACTAGCAGAGGAGAAAAAAAGAAACCGTTCTTCAGAAAAGCATTCAGACAAGAATCAGAGATAACAAATGCGATGAAGAAAGCTCAGGAGAAATATATTAAATGAATGACTATGAATTGATAAAATCTATCTTCGATAATTTCATAGTAGAAGGCAATAAAATACCGGCAGAATATATAACATATACCGGAAAAAGCAAAACATATATTACTTATACTTTCACGGATGATGAACCAGCATTATTCGCAGAAGATCAAGAATTAGGTAGTGTGGCTTATATAGATGTTGATATTTTCAGTGATAGAAATTATTTAGCAATAGAAAAAAGAATAAAAGAAGTTATGAAAGAAAATAACTTTATAAGAACAGGTAGTAGCCCAGATATGTATGAAAAAGATACAGGGCAATATCATAAAACTTTAGAATTTGCAAAAGAAAGGATGGAAATATAAATGGCAAGAATAGGGTTGAAAAATTTTAGATATGGAATCTTAGATGAAGAAACTGAAACATATGCAGAAGTAAAAACACCAGGAAAAGCAGTAGATTGTAAGGTTTCATTAGATTTAAATTCAGCAGAATTATATGCTGATGATTCGTTAGCTGAAAGTGATTATACATTCAAAAAAGGTACTGTAACAATTACAGTAGATGAAGATGATGATGAAACATATGCAGGGTTAACAGGACATGAAATATCAGAAGCCGGAGAAATTATTCGTAAGGATACAGATGTTGCTCCATATGTAGGATTCGGAAGAATAATTACAAAGATAGTTAATGGAGTATATAAATATAAAGTTGAATTTTTGAGTAAAGTTAAATTCAAAGATGCATTACCAGATGAAAAAACAAAAGGAGAAAGTGTAGAGTTTACTACAACATCATTAGAAGGAACTGTTTTAAAATTAGAAGATGGTACATGGTCAAAAACTCAAACTTTTACAACTTATAATGAAGCAGTAGAATATTTAGAAGGATTATTCGCAAAGAAAGCATAGGTGGATTAATGTCCACCTTTAATATTTAGGAGGAAATATGAAAGATTATAAATTTGAATTTGAAATAGATGAAAAAAAATATGCATTAGTATTTAATTTGAACGTTATGGAAGCGATACAAAAACAATACGGAACAGTGCAAAAATGGGGAAAACTTACTGATAATAAAGGTGGAAAAGAACCTAATGCAAAAGCTCTAATTTTTGGTTTTACTGAAATGATAAATGAAGCAATAGAAATAGAAAATGATGAATTGGGGAAAACTCAAGAGTTATTAACACAAAAACAAGTAGGTAGACTAATAACTAGAGCAGGATTAAAAGAAACAGCAAAAAAATTAAATAAAGCAATTACAGAAAGCGTTAAGGAAGACCACCCAAAAAACACATAGTCCACGAGGAAGATGAGCCAATCGATTTCTCGTGGATTTTATTTACAGGAATAAATTTATTAGGTCTATCTCAAAAAGAAGTAGGAAGACTGACTTATAGAAAATTTAAAAATCTGTACTATCACTATCAAAGATTTTATGATTTCAAACTAAAACAAATAAGTTATGAAAGATTAGAAGAAATGATAGTTGAAGAAGAAGAGTGGTTATAAAGGAGGGATTATATGGCTGGATCGTTTGGTGGAACTGTAAAATTAACAGGAGAAAGTGAATACACTAAAGCGCTAAAAACAATTACAAGTAATTTAACAGTTATGGCAAGTGAAATGAAAGTTGTTTCAAGTCAATATGATAAGAATGATAAATCAGTTCAAGCCATAACATCTCGAAATAATATTCTAAATAAAGAAATAGAAGAAGGAAATAAAAAAATATCAACATACAAATCAGCATTGGAAGATTTCAATAAACAGCAAGATAAAAATGCTGTCTCAATGATGGATATGATGTTGAATTTAGAAAAAGAAAACAAAAAATTAGAAGAGCTTAAAAATAATACATCTTCAACCACAGAAGAAATAAGAGCTCAAGAAAAAGTAATAAACAACTTATCAACAGAATTGGCTCAAGCAGAATCTCAATATGAAAAAAATAAAATAACAATAAACAAATATCAAAAAGAAATGAATCTAGCTCAAGCAGAAGTTAATAAGTTAACATCAGAATTAAATGATAACCAGAAAGAATTAGAAGATAATAGAAGCACTTATCAAAAGATGAATGATGTAATTGAAGAACAAAAAAACAAATTATCTACACTAAGAGAAAAATATGCATCAGTAGTATTAGAACAGGGGAAAAATTCTGCAGAAGCAAAAAACTTAAAATCTGAAATAAAGAATCTAAGTGAAAATATTAAGGAAAATGAAACCAGAATGTCGAAAGCTACAAAAGAAATAGATGGATTTACACAATCCGAAAAAGAAGCCGGAACAGAAACCTTAAAACTTGGAGATATTATAAAAGCTAATTTAACAAGTGAAGCCATTATAGCTGGTGTAAAAGGATTAGCTAGTGCAATGGGAACTATTACAAAAGGAATAGTTAGTCTTGGTAAAGAAGCGCTTTCAAGCTATGCAGATTTTGAACAATTAGTTGGTGGAGTTGAAACCTTATTTGCATTAAGTGATAAAGAAATTAAAGCTTATGCAAAAGTATACGGATTAAGTGTAGAAGAAGTAAAAGCTGATACTGAATTAATGAATAGTTCAATAAATGAAGTCTTAGGGTATGCAAATCAAGCCTATAAGACAGCAGGGTTAAGTGCAAATGAGTACATGTCGACAGTTACATCATTTAGTGCATCGTTGCTTCAATCATTAGAGCAAGACTCATTTGAAGCATCGCAGGTTGCTAATAGAGCAATTATTGATATGTCAGACAATGCCAATAAAATGGGAACAGATATGTCTATGATTCAGAATGCTTACCAGGGATTTGCGAAACAAAATTACACTATGCTAGATAATTTAAAACTAGGATATGGTGGAACAAAAACAGAAATGGCAAGATTAATAGCTGATGCATCAAAGATGAAAGATATTCAAAAACAATTAGGAATAGAAGTGGATGCAAGTAGCATGTCATTTGGAAATATAGTCAATGCAATAAGTGTAATGCAAGAAAGCATGGGGATAGCTGGTACAACAGCCAAAGAAGCCACAGAAACTATCTCTGGTTCATTAGCATCAATGGGATCAGCATGGAAAAATTTATTAACAGGACTAGCACAAGACCAAGTGGATTTAGAAAGCTTGATTTATTATTTTGTAGAAAGTGTAGTTACAGTTGGGGATAACATTATTCCTAGAGTGGGAACAATAATTAATGGAATAGTAGAGTTAGTAATGAAATTGCCAATGATGATAATGGATCATATGCCGAGTATTTTGAAAGCCGGAATGGATATTCTTCAAAAGCTAATGGATGGAATAACGATGTTAATTCCAGAACTATTACCTGTAGTGTTAGACATAATAACAAATATAGTAAAATTTGTTACAGATAATCTGCCTACAATATTACAAACAGGAATAACTATATTAGTAGAATTAATAAAAGGTATATCTCAAACATTACCAGAATTAATACCTATGATGGTAAGAGTTATCATGGATATGGTAAACATATTGCTAGACAATATTGATGTGATTATAGAGTGTGGAATCCAATTATTAGTAGCTTTAATAGAAGGCATAATGAATGCTCTACCAGAATTAATAGCAAGAATACCAGAAATAATTATAAAATTAACAAATACATTAATACAGCTAACCCCACAATTATTAAGTGCTTCATTAAGAATTATTCAAGCATTAGCCAATGGTTTAATAAAATATGTTCCAGAAATGTTAAGCAGAATACCAGAAATCATAAAATCAATGATAAATGCATTTAAGCAGGGGTGGAGTGATTTTAAAAATATAGGTAAAAATTTATTAGAAGGCTTATGGAATGGTATGAGCAATACATTAGATTGGTTAAAAAATAAAATAAAATCATTAGTAGGAGATGTAACTAAATTCATAAAGAAAATGTTCGGAATCAAATCTCCATCAACATTATTTAGAGATGAAATCGGAACTAACTTAGCTCTAGGTATTGGAGAAGGATTTACAGATGAAATGGATAACGTTATGTCAGATATAGAAGATGCCATACCAACAGATTTTGATTTAGGATTAAATACAAATATAACAAATGTTGGAACATCAGAAGGAACTTCGTTTAATAAAGAAATGATGGTAGATGCTTTTAAAGAAGCATTGTCTGGAATGACATTTAAAGCATTTGATGAAACGTTTGGAGAATTGGTTATAGATAATGTAGAAAAGGTGGTGTATTCATAATGTTATACGTAGAATGGAAGGGAATAAGAAGCGATACTATTCCAGGATTATTAATATGCGAATTACCACCTATAACAAAACCTAAAATGAGAACATCAACAACAACCATAGATGGAAGAGATGGAGATATTATTGAAGAATTGGGATACGAAAGCTATATAAAGACTATCAAAATAGGATTAACCAAAAATTATAATATAGATGCAGTAGCAAAGTATTTTACAGGAGAAGGAACATTAAATTTATCAGATGAACCAGATAAAATATACAATTGCAGAATAGTAGATAAAATAGACTTTGAAAAATTGTTGCGATTTAAAACAGCAACCGTTAAATTTCATACTCAACCATTTAAATATTTAAAAGATGAAGAGCCACAATATTTAATTATAACAACAGAAACATCATTAGTAGTGAATAATAAGGGATTAGAAACATCTAAACCAATAATTACACTAAAAGGTAGTGGAGAAATAGAATTGGCTGTAAATGGCTCAACAGTATTTAAATATACATTCCCAGAAGGAGAAGAATCTGTGATTATAGATAGCATAAAAGAAGAAGCCTATTTAAATGGTGTTTATAAAAATAGAAATATGTTTGGAATCTTTCCTAAACTATTAGTTGGAAATAATACAATAACTTGGACAGGTAATTTGACTGAAATAAAAGTTGAAGCTAAAAGTAGGTGGTTGTAATGATTAAAGTTTATGAATCGGAAGAAAGATTATTTAATCATAATGGTTTAAAAATCTTACATCCTAGAAAAGCAGAGATATATATAGAAGATAATGGGGATTACTATTTAGATTTAGAGTCCACAATTGAAGATATAGATTATTTGCAAGAAGGAATGATAGTACGAACCAATACAAGATGGGGAGAACAGGGATTTAGACTAACAAATCCCAAAAGAAAAAACAACAAAATAATTGTTAAAGGATGTCATCTGTCTAAAGATACATCGAAATATATAATAGCGAATGCATATGTTGAAAATAAGAGTTGTAACGATGCTTTAGATCATTTTAATAATTCGTGTGATAGTCCTACACCATTTACAACAATATCAGATATAGCAGATATGAATACAGCTAGAATTATAAGAAAAACATTAGAAGAAACAATATCAATAGTTGTTGAGAAATGGGGTGGACATTTATACAGAGATAATTGGAATATAGGAGTAAAGCAACAAATCGGAGCTGATCGTGGGATAACTATTAAATATGGAAAAAACTCAAAGGAAATAGAAAGTACAGAAATATGGGATGATGTTGTAACAAAATTGCTACCTGTAGGGTATGATGGAATAACATTACCAGAACTATATTTATTATCAGATTTAAATATATATAGTGTACCTTATACTAAGGTAGTGAAATTTGAGCAAGACATTGATAAAGAACAATTCAAAGATGAAGACGGTAATTTAAATGAAGAAGCTTATAAAGAAGAATTAATAAATGATTTAAGAATACAAGCAGAAAGATATTTAAATGAAAACAAACTGTTTAAATGTAATTATAAAGTCAAAGCTCATATAGATGGAGTTGTTGATTTAGGAGATGTAATTACAGTTAAACATGAAGCCTTAGGAATAGATATAACAACGAATGTTGTATCTTTAAAATATGACTGTATAAATGATAAATATGTAGAAATAGAATTTGGAAATTTTAAAAACAAATTAAAGAATTTAATTACAACTATGAAAACCGAAACAGACAAAACAGTCACATCAGCAAAAGAAGTAGTTACAGTTCAATTACAAAATGAATTGAATGAAGCCACTTCTAAAATATGGGGTACACTAGGAGATAGTTATGTTATTTATGAAGGTAATCGAATAATTATAGTGGACAAATTACCAAAAGAAGAAGCAACCAATGTAATGATGATTAATTCACAGGGCATTGGTTTTTCTAATACAGGAATAAACGGAATGTTTACATCAGCATGGTTAATTGATGGAACCCTAGATATGCAAAATATAAATGTAATTAACATGACAGCAAATCTTGTAAAAGGTGGAACTTTTAAAGTGGGTTCTCAATTAAATGAAGCCGGAAGAATAGAAATTTATGATGTAGCAAATACATTAATAGGAACATTTGATGAGAAAGGAGTATGTATATTTGGAAAAGATGGAAGTAAGGTTGTAATTAATCCAGAGGAATTCACAGGCTATGATTTTAAAGGCAATAAAGTGTTTTGGATGAATGGCGATGAATTTCATATGAAAAAATCAGTAATAGAAGAAGAAATAACTTTATGTAATACTGCAAGATGGTTAGGAATAGAAACAGAAGATAATAAAGGAATAGGAATTGTTCCTTTAACGTAGGAGGTGGATTAGATGGTAGTTTGTTCAGCAACAGGTAGTAAAAACCATCATACATTTTATTTGCATGTAAATGAAAATAGCACATCTACAAGTAATAATACATCATCATTAAGTTGGAGTTTGACAATTGCATCAACATCTTGGAATTGGTCTTCTTGGGGAACAAAGATTTCATATTCTGTTAATATCGATGGACAAGCCTTTAGTGGATATATTCCAACAATACCAAAAAATCAAGATTATACTATAGCAACAGGTAGTTTAACAGTAGGACATAATGCTGATGGAACAAAGAGAATAGGATGTTCATTTTCAATAGATGATAATGCTAACCAATCTTATACATCAGGAGATGCCAGTGGCTATGGTGAAATGGATTTAACCAAAATACCACGATATGCAAATTTTACTTCACATTACATAGAAGGATACGATGAAACAGCAGTAACAGTATATTGGGGGGCAGATGCTTCTTGTGATTATTTGCAATATAGTTTAAATAATGGCAGTTGGAAAGATGCAAGTGGATATCCACGTTATACTGTTGGAGGATTATCCCCTAATACAAGTTATAATATTAAAACCAGAGTCAGAAGAGCTGATAGCCAATTATGGACAGAAACAGGGAATCTAAGTTTTAAAACATACAGTTATCCATATGCTAATAGCATGCCTAATTTTACAATAGGAAACACTTTAACAATTGGTGTTTATAATCCGTTGGGTAGAACTGTAAATGTATATTTTGTATGTTCTAATGGTACGGAACTTGGTGGAGATCAGATATCTGGCACATCAATAAGTGGATATACAGGGAGCTATTTTACAGATGCAATATATGCAAGTATTCCAAATTCTCAAAGCGCAACATACAAAGTGAAAATCGTATATGGAAATAACTCTACAACAAAAACAGGAGGAACTTATTCGATTAATTCAAATAATTGTGCTCCAAGTGTAGGAAGTTTAAGTTATAAGGATAGTAATTCTACTACAACTGCCATAACAGAAAACAATCAAAGGATTATTAGAAATAATAGTAATTTATTATTTACTGCCGGAACTGCTACAGCAAAGAAAAGTGCTTCTATTAGTAAATATGAAATAACATTTAATGGTACAACTAAATCTAGAACTTCAGCCGGAGATTTTGATTTTGGAAAAGTAAATGTATCAAATAATTTAAATGCAACTTTAAAAGTGACTGATAGTAGAGGGTTAACAGCAACAAAAGCTATAACAGTAATTGTAGATAATTGGATTTTGCCAACAGGAATAATCAATTTAAAGAGAAAGAATAATTTTGAAGATGAAACCTATTTAAAAGTACAAGCTTCATATTCTAGTCTTAATTCAAAAAATTCAGTAACGATAAAATACCAATATAAACAAACTTCTGCAAGCACTTATTCAACAGCACAAACAATAGCTGATAATAGTCAAATCACCCTATCATTAACAAAAGAATCGGCATGGGATTTTAAGATAACCATCACCGATAAAATCGGCACAACAACATATAATACAGTCTTATCTCGTGGTAGATTTATTTTTTTTGTAGACACAAAAAAATTATCTGTAGGAATAAATTGCTTTCCTGTTAATAGTGAATCATTAGAAATCAATGGTATTCAGGTTTTAGAATATGACGTAATAGATAATTGGTAGGTGTAATAATGTCAAAAAGTATAAGAATTAAAAATAATACATTTATAGATAGCAGTAGTGTGAATTATAAAAGGCAAACATTAGAATTTAAAATGAATCTGTACAGAACTCATCAGAATTATAATAGTCAAACAGGAGAAACCGGATGGTGCAGAATAGCACGTCTTCCAGCAAGTGGTGGCTATCAACAGAGAAATATTACTTTGCTTTTAACATCATCCATAGGGACAGAAAATGGATATGGGATTATTTTTGTTGGATGGTATAACAACAGTAGTTTAATAACAGAAGTTATAACAGGAAACATTAATTTAAGTCATATATATGCTATCAAAAATAGTGATAATTCGATAGATATTTGGTTTTATATAAGAGCATATTACAGACCATTACATGTTCAATTATTGTCGATTTATAATACAGGAAGCGAGCCTTGGGATGTTTTTGAAAATGCCGGATGGATTCAAGCATCAGAACCTAGTGGAACAAAATTAGGTTTTTCTTATTTGTAGGTGTATATGAGTAAAGCGATAAGGTTTAAAACTAGAAGCAATGAACCAATATATGTGTGTCCATATTATCCTGTAGGAAGCATTTATTTATCTGTTAACAGTACAAATCCGGGTACAATTTTTGGAGGAACTTGGGAACAAATAAAAGATAAATTTTTGTTATGTTGTGGAAACACATATTCGGCTGGAAGTACAGGAGGAACAACTACACATTATCATTCAACAAAAGATTTGACTTTGAATATAAATCAAATACCATCACATACACATATTCAAAATGAACATAGCCATGTAGCTAATTTTGATCAATTGTGGAATTTAGGTGGTGGAACAACTTCGTTAGCTACAGCGCCAGGAGGTCCGTATGGAGGTAGTGGATATATCAGAGGTACTACTGCAACCAATCAATATACAGGTGGAAGTCAAGCACATAACCATGGAAATACAGGGAGTACAAATCATTTGCCACCATACATAGCTATATATGTTTGGAAGAGGGTGTCTTGATGTCAAAAGCAATAAGATTTAGAAATCAAAATAATGAACCAATTTATGTATGTCCATATTATCCTGTAGGAAGTATTTATTTGTCAGTTAATAACATAAATCCAGGCAAAATTTTTGAGGAATTTGGGAA